ATGGCGAGCGCCGAGACGATGGCTGCGGTGAAGTCCCGGCTTGCCGCCGGCTTCACCTCCGCGCCGGTCTATTTCCCGAACGGTGCGCTGCCGGCGACCGGCCTCGCCGAATATGTTGCGGTCCAGTACCCGCTGGCCTCCGAACGCCAGGCCAGCTTCGGCGCGCCCGGAAGCAACGTCTTCCGCGAAGAGGGTGTGATCCGCTTCGTCTTCCATGTCCGCGCCNGCCTGGGCACCGATCGGATCGGCATCCTCGCCGGAGAGCTGCGCACGCTTTTCCGGAACGCCCGCTTCGACGGCGTGCGCACCTATGCCCCGACCTCTCCGGTCTTCGACGATCGCGCCGACGCCGGGAGNACCTACCGCGCGTCGATCGCGGTTCCATACGACTTCGACAGCTTCGCCTAAGCCCCGCACCACAGGAGAACATCATGGCCTTCGCATCCGGCAGCGAGGTCCGCGTCGCTTATGTCGCGGAAACCTCTTTCGGCGTCACGCCCGCCACCCNGACTTTCAAGGTCGCCCGCGTCACGTCGGGCGGCCTGCGCACCAACAAGCAGACCGGCACCAGCGACGAGCGCCAGGCCGATCGCAACGTCCGCGACGAATTCATGCTCGGCCTCGGCGCCGGCGGCAATTACGCGGCCGAGCTCTCCTATGGCAGCTTCGACGACTGGCTCGAGGCGGTTCTCTGCGGCACCTGGGCCACCAATGTGCTGAAGAACGGCACGGTGCGCCGCAGCTTCACGGTCGAGGAGACCTATGAGCTTGGCGCGACCGATTCCTTCTCGCGCTTCACCGGCGCAGCACTCAGCGGATTTTCCCTGAGCCTCAGCGCCCGCGAGAAGGCGACGCTGAGCTTCGACTGGCTGGCGCAGAAGGAGACGCTCGACGACGCGATCATCACCGGCGCGACCTATACCGCGCCCAACACCAAGGGCGTGATGACGGCCTCGCGCTCGGTCGCGGCCCTCGATGTCGCCGGCATCAGCACGCGGGTGATGTCGCTCTCGCTGGAGGTCGCCAACAATCTGCGCGAGCGGCCGGAGGTCGGCTCACTCTATTCCAACGAGTTCGGCATCGGTCGCTGCGAAGTCACCGGGACGATCGAGGCCTATTTCGAGAGCAATGAGCTTTACGAGCAGGTGCTGGCGCATGGCTCCGGCGCGCTCGCCTTCACGATCGGTGATGTCACTGCCGAGAAATACACGGTGCTGCTGCCGAAGATCATCTTCGGCGACGGCGAGAAGACGGCGGGCGGCAATGACGACGACGTCATGGTCTCGATCCCGATCCGCGCCGTGCTCGACACCACCGAGGCCTGCTCGATCAAGATCNCCCGCGCCGTCGCCTGACGGCGTCGGCGCCAGCCCGGAGGCGCCCCATGAAGTCGATCATCATCCTGGAGAGCTTCGACGGCTACCCCGGCGGCGAGCGGCGCAGTTTCGTCGCCGGGGCTGTCGAGGACCTCGCCGACGACTATGCCGATCTCATCGTCGGCAAGGGGCTGGGCCGTGAGGCCTCGTCCGAAACCGCCGCGCCTGCGGCCGAACAGACCATCACCAAACCCGCCCGGAAGGGCGACAGCAGGAAGGCTAGCGCCCATGAAAATGAGTGACATCGCGATCGACCCGGAGAAGCTCGAGCACGGCGCCTGGGTCGGCGACATTCCCGAGCTCGGCGATATCGAGCTGCGCGTGCGCGGCATGGGCTGCGCCGAATTCCGCAAGCTCCAGTCCAAGCTGATCGAGGCGATCCCGCGCAAGCGCCGCCTCAAGGGCAAGCTGCGCCAGGAGGACAATGACGACGTCATGGACGCCTGTCTGCACCGGGTCATCCTGCTCGACTGGCGCGGCATCGAGGGCGAGAACGGCACGCCGCAGCCCTATGATCGCGATCTCGCTCTGCGCTGGATCAAGGAGCCGAGGTTCCGGAAGTTCCGCGAGGGCATCATCTGGGCTGCCNCGACGGTTGCCGAGGATATCGGCGAGGCGACGGACGCCGCCCTGGGAAACTCTCAGACGCCCTCCGCTGGCATCTCGAATGGGGCGCCCGAGAATCCGTCCTAGAGGACCTGGTCGACGAGGAGGCGGGTTTCGTCCCGCCGGCCTTGTTGGCCAAGCCCGAGATCGACGACGGCATCGCCTGGTATCTGGCGGCGTTCTGGGATCTCAACGGCGACCGCCAGCTCGGCGCGATGGGCGGCGCCGGCCCGATCTCCTTTCTGGCGCTCGATCGCTATGCCGAGCGCCAGGGTGTCACGGACGCCGACGACTTCGCCCGCTTCAGCACGATCATTCGGGGGCTCGACGGCGTCTTCCTCAAGCACCTAACCGAGAAGGCGAAGCGGCCGAAGGAAAAGCGGCGCGGCAAGCGTTAGCGGCCCTCGGTTACTTATCGAGGTGCTTTGCAGCGATGCATACGGCTCTGTCTTTGGCGTCCAGCGGTTGATCATAATCGTCAACCGCCGGCCCGCGCTTGTCGAAGATGGCTGCTGGATCATCCAGGTGAGCCACAAAGAGTCGGTAGCCAGTGTAACCGCCGGACGAATTCTTTGCGTTGACCCAGCCGCAGAGTTTTCTGGGTGCGCCGACCCTCACGTCGCGCACGCGGGCGCTCTTGCCGTCGAATAACGAGATGTCGAGCGCCTTATCCAGCGCAGCCTGATCGGCGGCGCTGAGCTTCGCCACGCTGCCGTCGGCATCCTCCATGGCGCGTGCGCCGCCGGCCAATGCCGCCATGACCATGATCAGCGCGAGCCGCTGCATCCCTTCCTCCCTCTGCCCCGGCGCAATCTGCCGTTGCGGAGGCCTTGTTGCAACCGGAACCGCTAAACCATGAAGATGAGCGCCGTCGTCCAGGACGTCACCATCCGGGCAAGCTCGGAAGGTGTCGATCAGGCTGCCGCCTCGGCGGAGCGCCTCGCCCGCGCTGGCGATGCGGCGGCGGCTAGCGGCGAGACGCAGTCGCGTTCGGCCCTCTCGGTCCAGCGCGCCTATGAGCGTCTGCAGCGCCAGATCGACATGAACTACCGCCAGCAGCAGCTCTTCGAGCAGGGCCAGCGCACGCTCGACCGTGCCTTGCAGCAGACCCACATCTCGGCCGAGGAGCACGCCCGCTCGCTCGCGCTGCTGCAGGCCCGCTATGGCGCCACCGCCGCCGCAGTCAACGACAATGTCGCGCCGATCTCGCGCTTCCAGAAGGCGACCGGTCTCGCCGCGCACGATGTCCAGAACCTCGGCTTTCAGCTCAACGACGTCGCGGTCTCGCTGGCCTCCGGCCAATCCTTCTTCACCGTCATGGTCCAGCAGGGCGCGCAGATCCTGCCGATCCTGTCCTCGGCGCCGGGCGGCATCGGCGGCGCCCTCGCCGGCATCGGCCGCTATCTCCTCTCGCTGGTGACGCCGGCGACGGCCGCTGCCACGGCGCTGGCCCTGATCGGCACGCTCGGCATCGTCGGGCTGATCCGTTATGGCGAAGAGATCGAGGCGCTGGAGAAGTCGCTGTCCGGTCTCGGCCGATCGACGCCGGCGACGGCCGCCGGCCTGTCGCGCATTGCCGAAGCGGCCGCGGCGCAGGCCAAGGTCACCACCTCGGCCGCGCGTGAGACCGCCGCGGCCCTCGCATCGACTGGGCAGATCGGGTTCAGCAATTTCGAGGGGCTGATCGCCATCTCCAAACGCTTTGCCGACGCGCTCAATCTCGACGTGACAGAGGCCAATAAGCAGCTCGCCGCTTCCTTCGCCGATCCGGTCAAGGGCGCCGACGATCTCAATGGCAAGCTCAATTTCCTCTCCGATGCGACGCGCTCCTATATTCGCGAGCTCGCGGCGCAGAACGACCAGACCGGGGCGCAGCGGGCGCTGCTCGATGCGCTCGGGCCGGCGCTCGCCAATGCCACCGCGAACACCAGCTTGCTCGGCCGCGCCTGGGCCTATGTGGCCTCGGCGGCGCGGGGNGCGGCGGAGGCGATCGCCCAGGCCCTGAAGGGGCCCTCGCCTGAGCAGGAGTTGGTCAACCAGCGCCAGTATCTCAAGGATGTTTCAACCGGCTTGCTGGCACGGACCCCGACGGGGCAGGCCAAGATCAAGGAGGCGGAAGCCGACCTGTTCAAGCTCGAAGAACAGTATCGGCGCAATGGCGCTGCCGCCTCTGCCGCCGCCAAAGCGATGGCTGATGATGCCGCCGCCAACAAGGTCAGCGTCCAGGCCGGCGACATCGTCCGGGCGCTCGATCCCCTCGCCTCGAAATATGACGAGCTGCGTCAGAAGCAGGCGGTGCTGAAGCAGGCGCTGGAGACGCCGGCCAAGCTTTCCGACCCGAAGGCGGCGCAGGATGCCTACGAAGCCTATGGCCGTGCCATCGCCACGCTGACCGATGGCCAGGGCAAGCTGATCAGCTCGACCGAGCTGCTGCGCCAGAAGGATGCGCTGGCGATCGAGGCGAAGAAGGCCTCGACCGATGCCGAGAAGGCGACGATCGCGGAGCGTCAGAAGGCACTCGACCTCGTCGGCGAGGTCATCAGCAAGGAAGAGGCCGCCCGCCGAGTCGCCCATGCCGGCGCCATGGAGCGGATCAAGGACGCCAAGGCGGGCGGGGCCGCCGCCAATGACAATGCCGATGCCTTCGACAACGCCCTGCAGCGCAGCCGCGACCAGATCGAGGAATTCCGCCTGCAGCAGGAGGCGGCGTCCAAGGCGACGATCGAGGTCTACAAGCTGACCGAGGCCAACCGCCTGCGCCGTGCCGCCAATCAGGCCGGACGCGGCGACGAAGCCGGGATGGCCGAGCTGATCGACAAGACGTCCGATGCCTATGCGCGCCAGCGCAAGGCCACCGAGGAGGCAATCGAGGCGCAGCGCCGCATGCAGGATTCGGTTCGCGAGCTAGCCGAGGACTTCGCCAGCTTCGTCAAGGATCTCGCCAGCGGTCGCGGCTTGGAGAGCGCGCTGAAGTCGCTCGGCCAGACCTATATGAACAATGCGCTCGACGCCCTGCTGACCGGCAAGGGGCCGTTTGCGCAAGCGCTTGGTCTTTCGCCGACGGAAAAAGGCGGCGTCGGCGGCATCTTCAACTTCGACTACGAGAAGATGGCGAAGTCCGTCGGCAAGGGTTTCGAGATCGGCGTTGGAAATGTCAGCCGCGACCAGGACAAGGGCCGCGATACCGGCTCCGGCAGCGCCGGCGCCAAGAGCGAATCGACTTTCGGAAACCTCGCCGGCGCCGGCCTAGCCCTGCTGGGCTCTTACTCCGCAGGCTATTCCAGCCAGTCCCCGCTGATGGGCGGCGTCAGCGGTGCGATGGCCGGGGCTGCCGCGGGAGCCTCCTTCGGCGCCTTCGGTGGCCCGATCGGAGCGGTGATTGGTGCCGGCGCCGGCATTCTCGGCGGCATCATGGGCCAGCAGCAGGCCAAGAAGAAGCGCCGCCAGGAGATGATGCAGCTGCTGCAGCAGTACCAGGAGGAGTGGGAGCAGTTGAAGCCGCAGGCGGATATCTTCATCCGCCAGATGAGCGGCGAGACCGTCGGCTCGCTCGAAACCCGGCTGAAGGACGCGCAAACGCAGGCCGCCCAGACGGCCGAGGCCGCCGGCAAGGCCGGCGACAGCGCCGCGGTCGAGCGGATCAACAAGGCGCTCGACGCGTTCAACCAGCGCACACAGCGCGAATTCGTCGACTCGATCGACGGCATGATGGCGTCGCTGAGAAACGGCACCGGGCCGAACTCGCCGTTCAACCAGGCGCGCAACGCCATGGCGGCGATGGGCGAGGAACTCCTCGGTTTCGTCGCCGACGTCAAATATGTCTCCGGTGAATACAGCAGCGCCGCGGCCGAAGCGTCGCAGGCCGCGGCCGACTACGCCATCGACAGCCTGAAGACCACCGAGCCGCTGAGCTATGTCCAGCAGCGCCTGCAGGAGATTGCCGGCGCCGCATCCTCGCTCGACGAGATCCTGCGGGAGCTGGGCTACAGTGCGGAATATGCCGCCTATGCCGTCGAGCAGGGGACGAAGGAGGCGATCGACCAGCTGCGCCAGGCTTTCGAGCGGGACATCACGGCGAAGACCTATGACGCGCAGGGCTACGGCTACTACAACGAGGCGCAGAGCCTGATCGACGAAGTCGCGCAGCTGCGCGAGGACGCGTCCTCGCTCGGTCTCAGCCAGGAGGGCATCAATGCGTATTTCAAGGCCGCGGCGCAGAGCATCGTCGACGGCGCCGACCTCACCGGCTCGGCCTTCTACGAATTCCTCTCGCTGTTTCCCGAGTTCGCCGCCGTCGTCAGCCAGGCCGGCCAGGCGGTCAACGAGACGCAGCGCGCGATCGAGAACGCGACCCGCAGGCTGCAGTATCAGGATCGGCTATTCGCCGCCCTGAACGACACCACGACGCTGGAAGGCCAGCTCGCCGCCTTCGACCGGCAGGCGCAGCGCGACCGCGAGGCGGAGATGAAGGCCGGCGGTGACGAGATCCTTGCGCTGGAAGAGGCGATCGCGGCCGAGCGGCTGAAGATCATCACCACGTACTACAAGGACATGCAGGAGAAGGAGCGGCGCGCCCTCGAAGATGCCCAGAATTTCTTCGACAGCTTCAGCCGGAACCTGCGCGAATTCGTCGACGGTCTGCGCACCGGCTCGCAATCGCCGCTCTCGCCGGAGGCGCGGCTGCAGGCCGCACAGGCGCAATACAATGCGCAGCTGGCGCTGGCGCAGGGCGGCGATCGCGACGCGGTCAACAACCTGACCAAATATGCGTCCGACCTGATCGACGCCGCCAAGGGTTTCTATGCCTCCTCAGNCGGCTACCAGCAGGTCTTCGAGACGGTGACGGCGCAGCTGCTCGCCCTGCCGACGCAGGTCTCGGCCGAGCAGTTCATCGTCGATGCGATCGAGGAGAACACGCAGGAGACCGTCGACGCGACCGAGTTCATGCGCGACTACCTGGGCGGGGTTCTTTCGGCCGGCAACCCGCAGGCGATCGCCAATGCGCTCTCGGCCTATTTCAACACGATCGACGCAAGCCTCGACGGCCTGGTCAGCTATGCCGAGCTCGTCGCGGCGCTGGGCAGCACCTACAATACCGGCACGCTCTCGCAGATTTTCCGCGAGCTCGACACCAATGGCGACGGCCAGCTCGGCCTGCTCGAGCTGATCAAATACGCGACGCAGTCGACCTCGTCGAACACAGCCGAGGCGAACTCGCTGCAGAACTCGGCCATCAGCCTCGCCTCGACCGCCAACTCGCTGCAGAGCAGCGCCAACGCGCTGGCGTCGACCATGACCAGCCTGCTGACGGCGATCTCCAACCTCAACAGCACGCAGGTCTCGACGCTCAATGCGTTGAACAGCCAGTTCAGCCTGACCTCGTCGCTCACCATCAAGGGTTCGTCGGTCAACAACAACATGGTCACGGCGCTCAACAAGATCGCCTACAACACCGCCTACATCATGCAATACACCGGCTCCTCCGGCGGCTTCGGCGCGGACAATGTCGGCGCCTATGCTGCCGGCGGCTGGATCAGGGGGCCGGGCTCGGCAACCTCCGACAGCATCCCGATCTGGGCATCCAACGGCGAGTTCATGGTCAACGCCGATGCCGCCCGCCGCCATGCGGCGATGCTGGAAGCGATCAACGGCGGCGCCGATCTCGCCGACATCGCCCCGATCGCCCGGCCGCAGCTTGCGCCCGTCCCGGTCTTCGTGCCGCCGCCCGCCAACCAGAACGGCGGCGACAGCCGCGAGGNGGTCGCTGAGCTGCGCCGGCTCAATGCCCGCATCGCGCAGCTGGAGCAGCGCCTGGTCGAGGCCGAATACGGCGCCGCCGGCCTCGTCGCCGGCGAGGTCGCCGGCGTGCGCCAGGAGCAGCGCCGGGCCGCTGCCGATGCCCGGCAGGACCGCAATCGCCCCAGTCGCAGCGACTCGCGCGCCGCCTGACCCGATCCGCCCGATCCGCCACCCCGTAAAGCCGCCGGCGTCGACCGAGCGGAGATGAGGAGCCATGCATGGCCAATCTGTCGAACTATGCCGAAAAGAAGCTCTGCGACCATCTGCTCGGCCTCGCCGCCTTCACCATGCCGACGGTCTATCTCGCGCTGTTCACCGCTGACCCGAGCGAAGCCGGCTCGCTGACTGCCGAGGTCGGCTCCGGCATCGGCTATTCGCGCGTCAGCGTCACCGCGGCGATGGGCGCGGCCAATGCCACGACCGGGACTTCGCTCAATGACAGCGTCATCTCGGTCGGGCCTGCCACGGCCGATTGGGGCGTGATCACCCATGCCGCGCTGATCGACGGCAACACGCTCGGCGCCGGCAACATCCTGATGAGCGCGGCATTGAACTCGTCGCGCAACATCCAGAACGGCGACGTCTTCCAGTTCGCCGCCAACCAGCTTTCCGTCGTCTTCGCCTGACCTGATCGATGCTCGGCTTCGGGGCGCTCTCGCAGGCGCCGATCGCGGCGCGGGCGCCGGATCGGTTGCCGGTCAACGGCACGGCGACGTTCAATGCCGTAGCAGGCCTCACGGCGATCGCCGCGCGCATCGCCGCCGGCGTCGTCGCGACGGCGTCGAGCGGCGTGCTCTCGGCGCGCGCCAGCCAGATCCATGCCTCGCGCTTGTCGCTGGGGGCATCGGGTGGCCTGTCCGGATCGCCACGACGTCAGGCGCGTACCGCCGTCGCGCTCGCGGCCTCGGGCGACATGGCGGGCACGCCGCGGCGCCTGGCGCGTCCGGGCGCGTCCCTTGCTGCGACTGGTTCGCTTGCCGGCCAACCGCGGGCGATCTTCAGGCCGTCGGGCAGCTTCGCCGCCGGCGGCGCGCTGCACCCGGCCGCAAGCCAGATCCATGACGTCCATGGCGGCTTTTCGGCGACCGGCGACCTCTCGGCGACTGCCCGGCGCCTGGCGCGCACTGGCCTTGCCGTTTCGGCCTCGGCGCATCTGGCCGGCGAGGCCTGGCGGCTGCGCTTCTTCAGCACCACGCTGGCCGGGCAGGCCAGTCTGGAAGGCACGCCGACCACCGCCTATGCCGAGCTCGTCACCAACACCAAGATCATGCTGGTCTACGCCGCCGAAATTTCGCCCTGGGCGCTCGGGCGAAACGCATGATCGGCGAGCCGCTTTCCACCTACCCGATTTCCGGGCATCGGCCGATCAGCCAGCTGATCGGCGTCTCCTTCAGCGCGCGGGGCTCGCTCTCTGCCTCCGCGGCCGGGGTAATGCGCGCCGGCATGGCTCTGGCTGCGGCGGGAACCCTGCAGCCGCACGCCGATCGTGCTCGCCGCTCGGCCGTCGCCTTCGCGGGCGATGCGTCGATGTCGGCGCTGCCCCTGTTCCGGATCTTCAGCGCGACCCGCGAATTCATCTCGCATCCGCTCGACCAGCCGCCGAACACGCCGTTCCATGGCACCCTGCAGAAGGCGCTGCGCTGGGATCGCTCGATCGTCGGCGGGCGGCGGATCGGCGAATTCACCGCCGGCTGGGGCGAGCTCGAGCTGATCAATGCCGAGGGCGATTATGACTACCTGATCGGTCGCTATGCGATCGACGGGCGCCACATCGTCGTCAAGGTCGGGGCCGCCGGCGCCCGCTATGACGGCTTCCGCACGCTGTTCGACGGNACCGCCGCGGATTGGGAGGTGCGCGAGGACGTGCTGCGCATCTATCTGCGCGACAATGGCTACAAGCTCGACGTGCCGGCGCAGCCAAACTCCTATGGCGGCACCGGCGGGCTGGACGGGAATGACGATCTGAAGGGCCGGCGCAAGCCGCGCGCCTTCGGCCGCTGCCTCAACGTCTCGCCGGCGATGGTGATCCCGGCCGAGCTGGTCTACCAGGTCAATGACGGGCCGGTCGACGCCGTGACCGCCGTCTATGACCGAGCCGTGGCGCTGACGCCCGCCGGCGACTTCGCCAGCGCCGCGGCGCTGCGGGCGGCGACGACGGGCGCGGCCGGCTCCGGCAAGGATATCGAGGCCGGCGAGTTCGCCACCTGCCTTGCCGCCGGCCTGGTCCGGCTCGGCGGTTCGCCGGTCGGCACGGTCACCTGCGATCTGCGTGGCGACAAGACCGGCGGCGCTTACGTCGAGCGCACTGCCGACATCGTCCGCCGTCTGATCGTCGGGACCGGCGGCCTCGTCGATCCCGGCGAGCTCAGCCTGCCGAGCTTCGACGCCGTCAACATCGAGCAGCCGGCCGCAATCGGGATCTGGCTCGACGGCAGCGACCGCACCGTGGCCGATGTCGTCGGTGACCTGATGGGGGGCATTGGCGGCTGGGGCGGCTTCCGCAGGAATGGCCGTTTCGAGGTCCGCGTCTTCAAGGCCGCGGCGGGCATACCGACCGGCCGCTACGACAAGGTCGACATCGTCGAGATCGGCCGCGAGCGGCTGCCCGGCGATCTCTCGCCGCCGCCCTGGCGCTTCCGGCAGGCCTGGGGCCGCAACTGGACGGTGCAGGGCGACGTCGACGGCCAGGNCGGCATCACGCCGGCGCGCCTCGCCTTCCTGAAGGAGGGCGAACGGCTGGCCGAAGCGTCGAGCGCGGCGATCCGCGCCGATCGGCCGCTCGGCAAGGATATCGACCCGGTGCAGAGCTATTTTGCGGAGGAGGGGCCGGCCAAGGCCGAGGCGCAGCGCCAGCTCGCGCTCTACAGCCAGGCGGCGCTCTACCGGCTCACCATGAAGTCGCAGGCCTTCATCCACGACATCGGCGACGTGATCCACGTCACCTATCCCCGGTGGAACCTTGGCGACGGCCGCCTGCTCTCGATCGTCTCGATCAGCGAGGACACAGATGACAACAGCGTCGAGATCGTGGGTTTCGGCTGATGCCGGTCGCTAACGCCGCCCGGGTTGGCTGGCGCAATCTCGCCGACGCCGGCGCGATCTCCGCCTCGAGCTTCGCGCAGTTGACGCCGCCGACCCTGCTGCAGAACCCGCATGTGGCGCGCAAATGGCGCGGCGTCGCCGGCGCGGCCGAGCATGTCACGGTCGATCTGGGGGCGGTGTGCGATCTCGACTGCGTCGCCCTGATGGGCGTCAGCCTGAGCGGCGCCGGCATCNCCCGTCTGCGCGCCTCGGCCGGCGACTCCTCGGCGCTCGACGGCGCGGCCTATGACAGCGGCGCGGCGGCCGGCCGGGTCGATCCGCGCTATCCGCAACTGATCCTGCTGCTGCCGGNGCCGGTGGCGGCGCGCTATCTGCGGCTCGACCTCGAGGAGCCCGGCGCTCTCTTCGTCGAGGCCGGCCGGCTCTTCGTCGGGCTGACCGAGCAGTTCACGATCAACTTCGCCTATGGCTGGGACCGCGCCGTCGTCGATCCCAGTCGCGTCACCAAAAGCCGCGGCGGCCAATCCTATATCGACCGTGCCGACCCCTACCGGCTGCTCAACCTGACCTTCGCCAATCTCGACGAGGCGCAGCGCTATGGCGTCGTCGAGGAGATCGACCGCGTCTGCGGCAAGCACACCGACATCCTGATGCTGACCGACCCGACCAGCCCGGCGCTGGCGCGCGATTCGGTCTGGGGTCGGATGGAGGACATCAGCCCGGTCGCCCAGCCGAGCTTCGCCACCTATTCCAAAACCTACCGTATCGAGGAGCGTCTCTGATGACCTTCAAGTTGGGCGACCGCGTTCGCGANAGCACGACCACGACCGGCACCGGAGCGTTGACGCTCGGCGGTGCCGATGTCGGCTTCTCGACCTTTGCCAGCCGGCTCTCAACCGGCGATACCACGTGGTACGCGCTCGTCTTCGGCGCGAGCTGGGAGGTCGGCATCGGTACCTTCACGGCGCCGGCGACCCTGGCGCGCACCACGGTGATCGCCAGCACCAACAGCGATGCCGCGCTCAATCTCGGTGCCGGTACGAAGGAAGTCTTCATCACCGCCCCGGCGAGCGCGCTCGTGACGCTGAGTTCGGCGACCACCTTGAGGGCCTTCCTTGGTATCACCACGGCCGGCAACGACCTGATCACCGCGCCAAGCGTCGCGGCGCAGCGGTCGATCCTCGGCGTGCCGCCCGGTTACCTCTCCAGCTTCACCATGACGAACAATGCGGCCGATGCCACCAACGACCTGGATATCGGCCCGGTTTCGGCACGCAGCGACGACAACGTTCTCGACCTCGTCACCAGCGCGACCATCGTCAAGCAACTCGACGTCGCCTTTGCCGAATACGTCGCGCCAGGCACGCCATCGGGCATGCGCGACAGTGCCGACAATCTGGCCGTCGCGAAGTGGCTTCGGGTCTTCCTGATCGGCGGGGCTGGCAAAAACTCGCAGCCCTTCGCCTCGACATCCGCGACGCCGACATTGCCCAGCGGCTTCACGGCGAAGCGCCTGATCGGCTTCATCTACTGGACCGGCTCGGCGATCAAGGCGTTCATCCAGACCGGGCGGTCGGTCCGCTGGGTCACGACCGTGACGGACATCTCCACATCCGCCGCATCGACCTCGGGGGCGCTCACCGGGATGACCGCCCCNCCCGCGCGCGTCGATCTCGCCTTCAACTATCGCACCTTCTGCTCGGGGAACCCGGCCTTCCTGTACGTGCGCTCGCCGGACCAGACGAACGAAACGCCGTCGAACAGCGTCGCGCCGCTCGGCTATGGCGGCAACAGCGGCGCCGTCTATCAGGGCTTCGGCAAGGTCATCACCAACGCTTCGGGGCAGATCGGCGTGCGCGCCCTCAACGCCAGCACCGAAGCAATCATCGCCACCCTCGGCTGGACCTATCTGGAGCTCTGACCATGTATGTCGAACGCGATGAAGGCGGCGCGATCATCGGCGCCTATGCCCAGCCCCAGCCCTATGCGAGCGAGTTCCTGGCGATCGACGATCCCGAGCTCGTCGCCTTCCTGAACCGGCCGGCGCCGATCGACTGACGCCGTCGCGGTCAAGGCCATCCGCCGCCTTCGGGCGGCATTTCTTTGCCCGGAGCAATCTGATGATTCCCAACGAGGTGCAAGCCGCGCTGGTCGCGCTCGGCTATTCGGTCGCGGTCGACGGTGACATCGGGCCGAAGACCAGAGCGGCAATCAAGGATTTCCAGGCGCGCCATGGGCTGAAGGCCGACGGTGTCGCCGGAAAGCTGACGATCGCCAAGCTGCATCAGGTGCTGGCCGATGCGAAGCCGGCGTCGGCGATACCCCCGGCCGGCAAGGCCGTCCCCGCCCACTGGATGCCGCCGGGGCGGCTCGAGCGGGTGATCTGCCACTGGACGGCCGGCCAGCACCGCGCATCCGCGCTTGACCGGTCGCACTATCACATCCTGATCGAGGCGGATGGCGGGTTGGTGCGCGGCGATTGCGCCATCTCCGCCAACGGCATCGGCGGCACCGGCCCGCGAGCCAGCCACACGCTCAACTGCAACACCGGCTCGATCGGTGTCTCGCTCTGCTGCATGGCCGGCGCGAAGGAGCAGCCCTTCGAGCCCGGCAAGGCGCCGATGACGCAAGAGCAATGGGCGAAGTTGGCGCAGGTCGTCGCTGATCTTTGCCGCCGATACGACATCTCTGTCACACCGAAGACCGTGCTTTCGCATGCCGAAGTGCAGTCCAATCTCGGCATCAAGCAGCGCGGCAAGTGGGATATTTCCCGGCTCGCCTTCGACCCGTTGATTAACGGCGCAAAGGCCTGCGGAGACCTNCTGCGGGCCAGCGTCGCTGCGTTTCTCTGATTCGCCGGCGAGCCGGACGATCTCAAGAATACCCGGCGAACGGTGAACATCACCGACCATTGGGAGGAGATCGCCAGCTTCTACCACCAGTTCATGGCGGCGATCGTCGCGGCTCGCCTTTGATCAGACTACGGCGTGGCTCAGCTGATCTCGGCAATGCCCGGCCAAGGCGGGACTAACTCGTCGCGTGATAATTCATCGCCGGCCGCAAGCACTGCCGCCTCAGGCGCGATGACGAGTACAGCTTCCAACCTCTGCCTCGACCTCGCTTTTCTCATGAGTTCCTGAGTTCGCAGCCGCCTCAGATAATAGGCCATCGAACGCTTGTTCATCGCGTCAGCCCCTTTTCTTCCATGGCACATTAGCCGGTTTCCCGAAGAGCGTCGCGATCTTTCGACANCCCGCCGGCGGCCGGGCCTGCCGCCGATCCTCTGACATCGGAGCTTCATCATGCTCAACACGCTGCTGGACGCTTTGCGCCCGGTCCTGACCGAGATCGCCACCATCCTGCTGCTCGCCGGCCTGGGCTATGCGCTCAAGCTGCTGAAGGAGAAGGCCGGCATCGATATCGAAGCCTCCCGTCGGGACGCTCTGCAGGCGGCATTGACCAATGCGGCGGGCCTGCTCGTCGCCCGCCTCGGCTCCGGCACGCTCGCCATGCGGCTCGATGCCGCCAGCCCGGGAGTCGCGGACGGCGTCGCCTATGTGCGCTCGGCCGTGCCTGACGCCGTCGCGCATTTCGGCCTGACCGAGAGCGAGATCGCGGAGAAGCTGGTGGCCAAGCTCGGGGTGCTCGCCGCTCCGACGCCGGCCCGCTAG